ATTTATCCGGATATATGCCTTTCTTTTTACCCCTTTTTCCCCCCTCTAATACCCCCATCCTACCTACATATCCCTTTTCGTCGCATTCCTGAGCGTTTCCAGGTAGTTGAGTTCCGCTATAACACCCTGCAATAATCACTCGTATCGGAATGATACTGTGGGTGAAAGCGCTACACTTCACGCAATCTTCACGAGATTGTCACAGTGTGGGGTGAAGAGATTTCCACCCAACACGCATAGGTGTTGATGGCAGACCCCCCCACCGGGGACCCCCACACAGCGGGGTTTTTACAGAACTACGACTTCTACCGGCAGAGAGATTCCCCTTACCCCCTGTGTGTGGTTCCCCTCAGTCACCGACCTGGGCCGCTCCGCGGCGCACCACAACGCTCTTGACGTCCCTCCATCCATCCGCTTACCCTGATGGACGTGGGGGACGATCCGCACATCTCAGCGCCCACCAACGAGGCAGCCTCTGGTTCCCTCCCCGTTGGTGGGCCTTCCCCGCCGCGCACTCCCCATCCCGGCAAGATGTCCCTGGAGACCGGGAACTCCATCGCGCGCATGTACGTCTCTGGCGCCCCCCTTTCCATGATCGCCTCCACCTTCGGCCGCAGCGTCTCCGGCATAAAACTGGCGATCGAGACCCACCTCGCTCCCACCATCGAAGAAGTCCGGGGCCAGGTGATGCGCGAAGTGGCGATGCATCAGTTCGAGATGCTCGCCATGCTCCCCCTGTGCCGCAGCGTCGTTCAAGGAGGTCTCTCCTCCGCTGACGAGCGCACGCGCCTGGACACCGCACGCTGGGTCATCGAAGCCACCGTTCCCAAACCTGTTTCCCGCAGCGAATCGGACATCCGCCTCACCGGCAACGTGAACCACGACGTAAGCGGTGTGCTGGAGCAGATCGGCACTTCCCTCGCAGCGATCCGCTCCGCGAACAACGGCCGGGACCCCCTTGCAAGGGTGAAGACCGGCGCTGACGCCCTCCCCCGCTTGATGATCCCCCCGTCCCCCACCGATGATGCAGCCTGAAGCGAACTGGTTTCCCAACCTCGATAGCGATCGTTACGCTTTAGGGGGGACACATAAAAGTGTCGAAGGGAAGCACACCCATGGGATGGGGGTCATCGCTGAGCTGATCGAGGGGGGTGATCCCAGGGACATGAACCCAGATCAGGTGAAAGCCCTGCGCGCCTTGATGGAAGAGCCCACCGGGCCGGGCCTCTGGATGTTCGCGGTGTACGTCTGTGGGCTGACGAAGCTTACCCACACCCTCCACTGGGAGATGTGCTCCTTCCTCAGCCGCTGGGGCGAACCGGGCTGGAGGCGCCTCATGATGATGGTGCCACGTGGTAGCTTCAAGACTTCGCTGGGCAGTAAGGCTCTTCCTCTTTGGCTTGCTACTCGCGATCCCGAAGTCACTATTGGGATCTTCAATGCCGCGCAAGACCAGGCGAAGAGCTGGATCGGGTCGATCAGGCAGATCCTCGAAGGCTCGCACCTGTACCACATGCTGTGGCCAGAGCGATTGCCACCTGGAGTGCACCACTCCGACCGCGACCGTGGCCGAAGCGTTCCACGTTCGTGGAAGTGGGGTGATACGGGTCTGCTGCTTGTGCGGAACAGCGTGGCAGTTTCGGAACTGACCTTTGAGCCCTACGGCATCGGAGGCAGCTCGACTGGCCGCCATTACACCCATCGGGTGATGGATGACCTGATCGGTGAAACAGCAGCCCTGTCCCCTGTGCTGATTGAGGATGCAATCCATTTCGTCGATCACGCCCGTTCGCTGGAGCGCCCACCCAACGGTGGGTGTGAGCTGGTGAACTGCACCCCCTGGGCTTACCGGGACTGCTACTCCCACCTACTAACGAAGTGGCCCAATGACTACCAGGTCTACCGTCGTAGCTTGCTGGAACATCCTGAAACAGGCGAACCGGATGTCGTGGTTGGAGAGAGCATCTTTCCTGAGAGCATCGGCACGGATGCTGCGCGCGCGATGCACGAACGCGACGCCTACGTCTTCAGCTCCCAGTACCAGTGCCTCCCACAAAGCGGCCGCGAAACCAGCTTCGCGAAAGAGTGGATCCGCCCCATCCATCTTGTGAAGAGCGGGGGAGAAGCCTGTATCCTGATCCCCCCTGAGCATTACGACCCGGAGCGCGTGCACAGCTCTTTGGCTGGAGAGAAGGCACCTAACCTGATCCCCCTCCACTGGTGCGATGGGGCGATCCTGGTGGACCCTGCCCCTACGAAGAAGGGCGAAAAGTCCCAGGAGCCCCGAGCGAGGAACGGGTTGGTGGTGGTGTTCCAAGACCCCTGGGGCCGCAAGTTCACGATGGAAGGGGTTCCCCTCAGGGAAGACCCCGTGACCGTGATGGAAGCTGTGGTGAAGCTGGCGCGCTTCTGGAAACGAACCAAGGTAGGCATCGAAGAAGTGAACTTCAGCAGCGTTTACGCTCCCCTGTGGAACGCCCTGCTCAGGCACCGGCACCCAGACCTGAACCTGACCTGGATCCCACTCACCCCAGCCGGGGTGGATAAAGACACCAGGATCAGGGCACTTCAGGGCCCCCACCGCGAGGGGTTGTGGTATTACTACCTGGAGCGGAGCGGGTACGTTGTCCAAGAGCTGCTGGAGTACCCTAACTCCGAGACCCGGGATCTTGTGGACGCCCAGGCATACTGGGAGAAAGCGCTCCACCGACCAGAGACTCCTGAAGAGCGTGAAGCCAGTTGGATCAGTTCTGGGGGGCAGGGAAGGGACCAGTGGACCGGGTACTGAGTTCTTCGGCTCGGGGCCGCACGCGCGGGGTTCCCAGACGCGCGTCCGCGCGTCCCGCGCGAAGGCGCTCTTGGCTCCGGCTCGTTGCTGGGGCGGTAGGTGCCCACCCCGGACCGATCACGCTGTGCAGCCTTTCGGCGCTTCCGAAGTGGGCACCCGCTCGTTGCTGGGTATGGCAGTACGCCCACCTAGCAGTTCCAGCGTAACATGAAGCCCCGAGAGAAGTATCTCCTCAACGTAGTCCCGATCCTGGACCCGCGCAGGTTCATCAAGCCCGGCCGCAGGATCGAATGGTCAGTCTCCCTGCGGGTAAGGATGAAGTTCAGGGAGCTTCTCCACGAGTTGGTAGACCTGGAACAAGAAGTGGAGAGCCCCGGGGTGAAACAACGCATGCTGAGCCTCAGGGAGGACATCAGGGCCTTGCCAGGGTTCCCAAAGCGGTATGATCCTGACCGGGACCTGATCGTCCCCGTAACCACCAGTGAGCAGAGGTAATCCCATGAACGAGCAAGACAAGCTGGATCAGCGGCAGGAGCGCAAAGACCATCGGGCTGAGCTGAAGGAAGCGCGGATCTCCAACCCTGTACCCTCCAGCTACAAGGTGCGCTGCACCCAGGTGGATCAGGCGGTTCTCCTCCTCGTTGAGGTTCTCAAACCTGGAGAGCGGTTCGTTCTGGGCGCTGAGTACATGATCGACGCAGTGCGGATCGAGGATCCCAAGTGAGCGCCCAACTTCCCGGCATCCCGATGGGCCCTGAGCTGAAGGAGCCCGGTCGCCGCAAGGTATTCACCCACGTACCGAAGCTCCATGAGCTGATTGCGAACGGCGGTTGGCCTGGTGTGGTATACGCTCAAGTGTGTATCCACAATCTCATGCTCGCCCGGGAGCGCGCGGAGAAGCCCGCGAACCTCCGCCCCATCCGGGACTCTGTGCCTTACTCCATCAGTGGCCCTCTGGGTGAAGTGGGCATGGCCCTCGTAGGTTGTGGGAAGCCGATCATCGGTGCCGCCCCAGAGGCAGGAGCGCGGCTCTTTTTTACCGACGGTGAGGTGGGCAAAGAGACGGGCCTGGAGGTGGCGTTCCCGATCTGGTTCAGGCCCCAGGAGGTGACCAGTGGCGAAGAAATCCCGGTATCTCAAGGAACAAGTGGGGCAAGGCAAGGTCCGCAAGGTGATGTCCGAGTTCAAGTCGGGGTCCCTGCACAGCGGAAGCAGCAGCGGCCCCAAGGTGACCAGCCGCAAACAAGCGGTAGCGATAGCGCTGAGCGAGAGCCGAAAGCGTAGGAGGTGACCACATGCATCGTCCCAAGCCCAAGCTCGCCAAGAAACCCCCCGCTCCCAAGGGCAACATGCAGATCATCGGTGGGAACGTGATCCTGAAGGATCGCCTCCCCCACAAGGGAAAGAAGTAGCTGTGGTCCAAGGGCAGGATCTCACCTCCATGCTTGAGATGATGCGCCGCCAGAAGCGCGCTCAGCTGGACATGATCTTGCAACGTGGTCAGCAACAGAGCGTAACAACACCTCTACCTATGTTAGGGGGCGGAGAAGGCAGCAAGAGTGGCACTGGGGGGGGTGGCGCTAGCATCGGCGGCCTCGTTGCGGCAGACGCTGCGGTGGGAACTGCTCTAGGTGCAGCCGGGGTTACGGGTGGTGGTAGTGCCCTCGCGAGTCTGCTGTCGCTGCTGTCCAGCCGCCGCTTCAAGCACGAAGTAGAAACCCTCGGCTATGAGGGGGGTCTGCGTTGGGTGACCTACCGCTACCTGCCTGACATGGACCCCGCCCAAGAGCTGAGGGTGGGTCTGATCGCCGAAGAGGTGGAACAGGTTCGCCCTGGGCTGGTGTTCCACGACGCAGGCGGACGGGCCCTTGGGATTCACTACGGGTTGGTATGACGCTCATCTTCCCCGGACAACGCCTGCTCAGGGACATGGACAGCAGCACGGTCCAGGAGCTGGGCCTTGAGCTAAGGGAGATGATCCGTGATCTTGAACGCGAAGCCTCACCGATGCTTCGAGGGATTGCTGTGTGGTGGAAGTGGTACGAAGCTGCACCCCGTACCAAAGAGAAGACGTTCCCCTTCGTAGGCGCCAGCAACGTGGTGGTCCCCCTGATCGGGATCGTCTGCGATGCCCTCACGAGCAGGAGCCTCTCTCAAGCAACCGCAGCGGCTCCCACCTACTGGACCACCCGCACAGAGAACGAAGGTAAGGAAGCCGTCGCAAGGAACATGAGTCGCTGGATCAACTGGCAAGCCGACGGGAACAGCTTCAGCCTGAAACAAGTGCTTGCAGAGCAACTCCTCGAAGCGTATGTGACCGGCCGGAGTGTATGCGCTCTCCACTGGCGCAGGGAGGTGCGGCCGATTTTCGTAGGGCGGACCCCCATCGGTAAGTCCCCCCGAGTTACCCGTTCCCAGGCCACATTCAAACGCGGACCTCTCGTGGAACATGTACCGAGGGAACACCTGCTGTGGGACACCCGGTTCCGCGTGGGTGATGCCCCTGCGGTGGTCCGAAAGTACGAATACACCTGGGCTCAACTGCGGGACCTTGCGAAGCTGGACGATGCGTGGGACCGCAAAGGCGTGGAAGATGTGAGGGCTCACCCGGGCTGCGACGGGGATGATGCAAGCAGGATCCAAGCGACGAAGGATCAGCTGGACCTCAGGGACCGGGACGGGTTGGACCACCAGCTCCACGATGTAAGGGAAGTGTGGGTAGATTGGAGCATGCTGGGGAACCGGTTCGAGGTACCCGGCGAGGAGGAGTGGGGTGGAACGCAGGTGCCCCTGGTGGCCCACCTTCACATGCAAACAGGTAGGATCCTTCGCCTGGTTGGTATGCCCTACCTACTGCCCTACAAGCCCTTCATCGATTTCAAGTTCAGGGCAGGCCGTGGTGTTGCGAAGCGGCTGGAGATGTTCCAAAGCATCGGCACCAGCGCGATCAATCAGGAGATCGACGCTGGGACTCGCCGCAACGCCTTGTGGGGAAAGACCAGGAACGCTCGGCATAACAAGAACCCCATCGACCCCTCCAAGTGGATGCTCGTGGAGTCGATGGATGAGGCGGAAGCGTTCGTGTTCCCCAACCAGACCCAGAGCAGCCTTGCTTTGTTCACGGTAGTGAATACGTTGGTAGAGCGTTGGATGGGAGCCAGCGACCCCTTGATGGGGCGGGACACCCGAAGTGGCGGTCACCCTGCTCCTGCCACCTCCACCCTTGCTCTGCTGGAACAAGTCAACGTGATGAGCGCCGGGACGGATGTGATTCTCCAGGAGGAGCTGAGCCGTCTGGGTGAGGCCATCGCTATCTTGAACCAACAGTTTGAGGACAACAGCAACGGTATCCTTGAGAGGGTGTTGGGCCCCACTGATGCTGCGGCGGTCCAAGAGTTCGTGTTCCCTGAGGAGCCCATCCCCGGCAACTATTTCTTTAATGTCGCTGCACTGAGCAGGACCGAGAACCCTGATGCTCAGATGCGCCGTACCTTGATGACCGCCCAGGCATACCAGAACTACGGCGCTCTTTGCGCCCAAGGTGCCATGATTATCGGGAATCCCCAGGCCCCTCCCCAGGTGAAGGCGGTCTGGGCAAAGCTCATGGACGGTTACGGACAACTGCTGGTGAGGTTCCTCGATGCGTCCAACGTGGACGACACGGAGAGGTTTATTGTCCAACTCGAACAGCTCGGAGTCGATAGCAGGAACGCCTTCGCCCAGTTCACCCAGCAAGCAGCCCAGGCTGCTGGAGGAGGGGCGCCTGGCGGAGCTGGTGGCGGTGTCAATGGCGCCGGGGGCCTGGTCGGCGCTGGAAATGGTGCTGCGCGCGGAGCTGGCTCTCCATTTACGGGAGGCGGCATTCTGCAATGACCCGGAGCGTCGGTTGGAACATCGTGGGGCTTACCGTTGGATCGAGGAGTTCCTGAGCGGCGTGGTGATCGCAAGGTACGCTGAACAGGCGAGAGAGCGCCTACACATGCATGAGACACCCGCAGGGGTTCCTGAGGGTGGTAGTGAATGGATGGAATCCGACGGACTGGAGGAGTGACCTGTGGACGACCAAATCCTTCCTGGGGAGCAGCAGCCTGCTCCTGTTGCACCCGCGGCCCCCGCGGTGGCAGACCAGCGGCTAGACCGCCTGGAACAAGCGATGATGAACCTCGCCGCAACGGTGGAGAGCGCAGCGACGAGACTCACCGCGGCACCCCAGGGCCGCCCTCCTCAGACCAACGAGGACTTTCTCAACGAGATGGCTGGGGACCCCCAGGGCGTGATCCAAAGGGTGGCTGCGGACACCTTCAGGAAGGCTGCTCAAGAGACCCTGAACCCCGCTGTGATGCGGGTGCTGGACACCGCGAGCCAGCAGATCCTCGCCACAGAGCAGATGAGGGTGGACACTGAGTTCGGCCCGGGGACCTTCGATGAGGTGTTCCGACCCCACATTGATCTCGAGCTTGCCCAACTGAAGGGGATCAACCCCCAGGCTGTGGCAGACCCTGGGACTGTGAGGGCGCTGGTGGATCGCAGGTTCGGCGGGGAGAACTTCGACAAGCTGGCCAACCGCAGGATGGGGTATCAGAGGGCGATGGAGCGGGGGGCGTATGGATTCCCTGGGGGAGGGGTGCCGAGGCTGAGGGGCGCCCGGATTGGCGAGGACGAGCTTCCCCCGGATGTGGAACAGTTCTTGCGCGATACGGATAAGGTGACCGGGGAGGAGACCGACCGAAAGCGGTTCGGGAAGCTGTTCAACACGGGCCGGGATGTGGGCCCTGGACGCCACCGAACGACTGTGCTTGAATACGCGAAAGCGATCGGCGCCGATGCCGATACAATCAAGTCACTTGGAGGTTGAGGCCCAGGCGTAGAGGGAACGGGGTCTCCTGCAACGGGAGGCACCCAGTGATTAGCGGCGGTGGCGATCGTAGTGAGCTGAGGCCCCTGAGGCCCGACGGCAACGTCGATCATGATATGGCAGGCCACCATATCGTGGGCAACCACAAAGGCCAGTATTCCGCTTACAACATCGTGGACCCCCGTCCAGGGACGGTCCATCAGTTCGGCAACCGCGGCGACGTACTGGGTGCCCGTCAGAGGGGCTGGTGGGTAGCCGACCCGGAGAGGGACGGTCGGCCTGCCTACCAGCTCATGGGTCTGTACCAGAGCGACGGTGCTACTCCGGTCACTCCTGACGACATGCCCTATGCGGGGATGGTTCACCTCGTCACCACCGAAGAGAACTTCCGCCGCTTGATGGATGAGCAGCAGGCGGCGAACCGGGCTCAGCTGGAACCCGCTGGGCTCGACTTCCTCGAACGAGCGAGCATGGACGAGTTCAACGTGGGGCGAGGTGGCCGCGCCATCGCATCCAGGTTTGCGACGAGCGACCACGGAACATTCGTGGTCCAAGGTGACAACACGATTCTGGAGCACCTGACGCCGGGTGGGATCAGGCGCGAGGAGGATATCTAATGGGTTACTGGGACATCCGGCCGTTCTCTCACCGCCGTGGTGGCGTTGGGACCGTTCACCGGGCTCCGATGACTGCTGCACAGGGCTTCCTGCCTGGGGAGGTCGTGCAGACCGTCGCGGCAGGCACGGTAACCGCGCTGCACAAGGACGGGAACCAGCTACTGATCGCTGACTGCGCGGCTCCGTTCACCTGCGGCATCGCGATCAACGGCCCTGGGGCCGCGGCGAGCGCGGAGCTTGTGGCAGCCGATGGCTGGGGAAGGCTCTGGATTCATCCCGACAGCGGTGAGACCTACGCCAACTCTTCCTACAAGGGTGGTGCGTTGGGCAGTCCGTTGATCTGGTACGTCCCATTCGGTGACCAGGATCAGCTCTTCATCACGGACAACATCTGGGCAGCCGGTGGGGCTGGTGCCGGGGCAGCTCCTACGGGGGCAGATCGCGGCGATCAGTTTCAGCTGAGCTACGTGAGCGGCACGACCCCCGACCTGGGCTGGGGGGTCGAGCGGACCGCCGGTGTGGCTGGAACGGACTTCGTGGCAACTGTCGTCGATGTGCTGAACGCGCGGGGGGAGTCCGTCAGCATCGCTGGCACGGGAGTCTCCTTCGTCTTCTGCGTCACGATCTAGGGAGGCATCATGACCACGTTCACTGCAAACACCCCCGAGGCGATGGAAACCCGGGCGAAGGAATACTTCTTCAAGAACTTCATGCAGCTGCCACTGATGTTCCCAAAGTGGATGAGCAGGCGGCCTAGCACGAAGAGGTTCGAGGATCGGATCAGGGCAGCAGGCTTTGGAAGCTTTGCCGAGAAGGCTGAGGGCGGCCCCCTGGCCTTCGACGATCCGGTGGAGGGGCAGCGCCGCCGATCGACCCATACGGTGTTTGGACTGGGGTACCGAGCCACTTGGGAAGCCATCGAAGACGACCAGTGGAACATCCTCGACCAGATGCCTGGAGACCTTGGGGACGCTGCCCGGGACCACCAGGAGCGTATCGCCTGGGCAGTGGAGAACGATGGGTTCGCTGGAGCCACCTTCCTTGGTCTGGACGGCCTGAGCCTGTACAACACCGCTCATCCCTCTATCCGGCCTGGAGTGGCTGCTCAGTCGAACACCCTGACCCCAGCGCTTGCGTTGGGTGTGGCGGGGCTGGAAGCTGCGATGAACGCTGCGAGGGTGACCCTCAGCGAAGAGGGCCGCCAGATCAACGTGATGCTCAGGAAGCTGCTGTACCACCCGAACCTCCAGCACACAGCCTATACCCTGCTGAACACCGAGTTCCGTCCTGGGTCGGCGGACAACGATCGGTCAACAGTGGTAAGCACCCGGAGTGGTATCGTTCCGGTGGAGGATCAGGGAGTCCCCTACCTCACCAGCCAGAGTGCTTGGAGCGTCCACAGCACCGGCCGCAAAGAGGCGATCCTGTGGTACGACCGGGCACAGCTCTTCTTCGAGCGAGGCCGGGACAGCATCACCATGGACCAGCTCCACTGGGGTGCCTACCGCGCTCACCCTGCTATCGCAGAGTGGAGAGGCCATCTAGGAAGTAACTTTGCTTAGGTAAATCAGGTACTTAGAGTCTAAGATGCCGATGACACCGACAGAGCGTGGTAGATGGGCGAGGGAACAATGCCAGCTTGTGGCTGCCTCTCTTCCCTTTGGTGGCGCTTACCTATCTGACACACAGAAGTGTCTGCTCTACGGACGCTTCTACAAGCGGCGTGTGAAGCTGGACCTGAAGGAAGGCCGCCGTGGCCCGCGTACCCAACACGGGTCGTGGTCAGACTTCATGCGGCACAAGCGGGCCCGCATGTACGGCATGGACGGGGCAGACCTGGAGCACTTGGAAGGTGCCCAGGGCAATGTCTGCGCGATCTGTGGTGAGCCCGAACAGCGCATCTATCGAGGGAAGACGCGCCGCTCGTTGGACATCGACCACGATCACGCGACAGGTGAAATCCGTGGTCTGCTTTGCTCGGCTTGCAACCGAATGCTCGCAAACGCGCGGGACAACCCAGAGGTGCTGCGCAAGGCTGCGGGGTACTTGGAGATGCACACCAACTTCGCTTAGCCCACTTCACACCTAACAACGTCGGCCGGGGCCTGTGGGCGGCCCTAACCAGCGGTTGGTCAGCCGGCGTGGAGAAACCGCATGAGCCTCGGAACGGGTACCCACTGGCAAAGCCCCATGCTCGGGGCCGCCGATCTGTACGAGGATGTGCCCGTGGACATCCTCTCGCGGTCGCAGCGTCTCGGCTACTTCCAGGACTTCATCGAGCTGGGCAGCGGGAGTGCCGCCGCGGCAGGGCACTTCAACGTCCAGGTCATCGTGAGCGGCACAGCGGATGTGGCCGCCAACGTGCCCAACGGGATCTTTCGCCTTGCGGCGACCGCGGTCAACGAGGGGGTGGGTTCCGCCCAGACCGCAGGCAGCGCTGCGGTCGCGTTCGCGCCGGCGCAGGCGTACCTGACGGCAAGTGTGGCCGATGCGCTTGATAGGTCCCTGAACCGGCTGATCGCGTTCGGTGTTCGTGCTTCGGTGTCCGACTTCTCGAACTGCGATTGGTTCCTGGGGCTGGGTGGCCAGGACGGGACGTTCATGGATGCGACTGGGGTGTTGCTGACCACTGGTGGAGACAACCACGTAGGTTTCCACCACCTGCTGGCCGACGGGAACGATGTGCGCCTCTCCTCGGCTGGAGCGGGGGTGGCCAACACGCAGGCAACCCTGCTCTCTGCTGCGCAGGTGCCGCGCGCGGTGCCAAACGACGCAGCAGTGGATGGGGTGATGTTTGAATACGGCATCCGGATCGTCGGCACGCAGGACGTAGAGTTTTACATCAACCGGACGCTGCGCCATCGGCGGAGGATGGCGAACGCGCTGGCTTCGACTCTGCTGCCTACCTTCACCCTGATCGCGAATGCTGCCGCCATCACCTACGACATCGATTACTACTGGGTGAGCCAGACACGCTAGGGGAGTCTGCCATGAACCGCTCGGCTCTGATCCTTGGGCTGATCGGGGCCTTGGTGGCTCCCGCAGCCCGGGGTGCAAACTGGCTGAAGAACTGCCAGGCCACCGCTGGTGCCGCGTCTCAGTCAATCGGCCCGGGCAGCTTCGCCTGCAACATCCCCACCACGGCGACCGACAACAGCTCTGGACTCCTGGACGTTAGCGGCTGTGAGAACATCGACATCTTGTTCTTCCCAGATGTGGATGGGGATGCAGTGGCCTCTGGTGGAACCGGGATCATGCGGAGCTGTCCCGCCAGCGGTCTGGCTACTGCGAACGGCGGCGTGGGTGAAGCGGCTTGCTGGGCAATGGAAGGACTCACCTTTGATGGTGTCCCAACCACCAACAGCGAAGCCATCTACGGCATCGCCGCCAACTGGATCTTCTGGGAACAGATCGCCTACACCACTGTCACCGAGCCCATTCGAGTGATCGTACGATGCAACGGCACTTGGCGCTGAAGCTGTGTCTGGTCCTGCTGGTGGTGCCGTTTCTGCTGGGTGGCG